CCAGTAGTGCGCCAGGTCGTTGAGCACCGTCAGCCTCACATGGTCTGGTTCGGCGTGCCGGTGTTCGGCGAGCCATTCGGGTGGGTGTGCCCGTCGTAGGTGGTTCGGATCGCCTGCATGGTCCCGTGCGAGTCCTGGACGTTGCCGGCGGCGTCGATGTCGGCGCCGCCGCTGATCGTTCCGGAAGCGTGCAGCGTGCCGTTGATGGTGGTCGGGGCGTTGACGGTGAGGCTGCCCGCGTTGAGGGTCATGCCCCCCGAGCACCCCGCGGTGATGGTTCCGTCGCCGTTCAGAGTCACAGTGCTGCCGGCGCTGTCCTGGGCCAGAACCTGACCTGCCGTCGTGAGCTTCAGGAAGGCGCCGGTCTTGTGCACCGCCCACAGCTCGCCCGACGGCACCTTGGGCGGCTGGTCCTGGTTGTTGAAGAACATGCCCAGCGCGACCGGGTTGTCCGGGCTGTCGCCCAGGAACAGCACCAGCGCCATGTTGCCGACCGTGGGACCGCACATCAGGCCCCAGCCGTTGCCGGCGAAGGCCTCCATGTACGGCATCCAAGCAGACTCGACGTTCTCGGGCTGCAGCAGCACCTTCACCAGGTGCTTGGCCGGGTTGTAGCTGCTGACCGTCCCGAACCGCGCGCTCGAGCGCGCGCCGAGCTGCTGCAGCGCCTGCATCCGCGCAGCATTCTTGAGGGCGTCGTATCCCATCGCATGATCCTTCAGGGCTGCACGGGTGACCCGTACTCGCCAGGCTGGTCGAGCGACGGCGAGAGGTTGCGCGCGCTGATCGACATCGCGTAGCCCTCTTCCACCGACATGACCCTGGTCACGCGGCTCGGGTAGTAGGACTGATCGAAGGCCGTGCCGGTGCCCTGCAGCCGGACCATCGTGCGCACGGACAGCACGTTGTCGGCCGGCAGTCGGGCCTCGAGGCTCATCTCCTGCTTGACGATCGCGTTGTAGAGCGCCTGGGCCTTCTGCAGGCACCCGGCGGCGTCCAGGCCCGGGATGTTGTAGGTGTAGGTCGTCGTGTTGCTCACGGGCGTGGCCTTGCCGACCTTGATCGTCTTCGGCTTACCCGGGTAGCTGGCGGTGAACGAGTTCTTGAAGGTCCCGTGCTAGCTCCGCACCACCACCTGCTCGCCCTTGGCGATCGTCATGTTGTGCGCCAGCCGCAGATCCAAGACGTTGCCGGTCGGGAAGAAGGTCGAGATGCCGTCGGCGGCCTGCCAGTTCAGCAGGTAATAGTCCTGCTGCGCTGGGTCCTCCTGCTTCTGGAAGTTCAGGGTCAGGCCACTGACCCATACGTCGCACTGCGTCTCGTGCGCCAGCCAGGTCAGCAGATCCCACTCGCTGCGCTCGTCGGTGAATCGCACGTGGTCGATGTCCGAGTAGGTTCCGACCTTGGTCGGCAGCGCCGCCACATTCGCGGTCAGACCGTGGCGCGCGGCCAGCGCCTGCACGACCTGGGCCACCGACTTGTTCTTCCAGGTGTCGGTCGTCTTGCTGTCGATCAGCGCCGCGGTGTAGTCGCGGCCGTGCAGCTCGATCGAGTTGTGCACCGGATCGAATTCGGCGCTGTCACAGCGCCCGATGATCAGGCTCGTGAGCTGGCTGGCGTCGAACACCGCAGGGTCGGATGGGAAGCCGGCGAGGATCTCGACGTTCAGGTAGCTCTGCGACAACATCCACGCCAGATTTCGGTCCTTCGGCAGCAGCTGGGCTGCGAAGGTGACCCGAAACGTATCGGCGCTGTAATGGCCGTTCGCCTCCACCTCCCAGCGAACCCATCCGACGATGGGCGTCGGCTGGCCACCGTCGCTGCCCATGATCTTGACCATGCCTCGCGGCTGCCGGGCGCGGGCGGATGCGGCATTCGGTGAGGTCGGGTTGAGCATGGGTCGTCAGGAGGTCAGAACGCCGCCGGCGTTGTCGGGGTTGGCGGGAATGGTCAGGGTCTTCGTGCCCACGACGAACGGGTCGGTCAGACCGTTGGCCTTCGCGATGCCTGTCCAGGCCGTGGCGTCGCCGTACTGCTGCTGTGCGACCTGGTACAGGTTCGCGCCGGCAACGGTCTTGGTCGCCGACGAGAGGTTGACGGCGCCCAGGTTGTTTGCCATCCGGCCCAGCACGCTGTTCAGGTTGTAGAGGTTGCCGAGGTTGACCACGTTGGTGATCTGGGAGGCCAGCTTCGCCGCGTTCGTGCTGACCGGGTTGTTCGGCAGCACGCCGCCGAAAGTCGTCACGTTCGCCAGCGTGTTGGAAGCCGACGCGATCAGCACCTTCACCTGCGCCTGCGCCGCGGCGAGCGGCCCCAGCACCGAGTTGATCGTGCTCTGCGCCGCCTGGGCGAAGCGGCTGACCGCGGTGATTGCCGTCGAGAGGTTCGACATGCACGTCGACAGCGTTGCATCACCGATGCTTGACGCGAGGCTGTTGCCGTTGTTCAGGTCGTTCGTGATCGCCGTGTCGACGTCGATGCTCTGCTCGGAGCCGGCGGCGACCTGCAGCTGCGTGACCACTTCGCAGGTGATCCGGTACGGGATCTGGTAGTAGCGCTCGTAATCCGCTTCGAACTCTCGCACCACCACCAGGTACTTGAACTCGCCCCACGCCAGATCCAGCGACTGGCCGGCGATGCGGTATCCATCCAGCCACTGCGCCCGCGCCACAGCCGTGGCACCGAGCAGCAGTCCTGACCATGAGATGGGAGCGTCGTCGCGCCCCATCGCGTCGATTACGCGCGCGCCCCCGACCAGGCGGTGCACGGCCAGAGACTGCGCGCCTCCGACCTTGATGTTGGCAGGCACCTCGAGGTTCGAGAAGGTGAAGTCCCCGAGGGTGAGGAAGTCGTGTCGCTCGCTCATGGCGTCCCGTCTCCCATGCCGATGCTCGGCACACCGAGCGTCAGATCCACCATGCCGGTCGAAGTCGAGCGGTTGAAGGCAGACGCCTGGTGACCGCTGACGATTTCGCCCACTTTGCGGCCGTCCATGTTCAGCACCACTGACTGCGATCGACGGGCCTGCACCGACGCCATGAAGGAACTCTGCCCAGATCGAGGCTTGAAGTCAGAGTCCATCGCGGCGAGCTGCGCCTGCACCGCGGGATCGCGCAGGCGCGCCGCCGCGCCGGCCGAGAGCGTCACACCCTCGCGATGTGCCGCGTCGTACCAATCCTTGGCGGCGACACCGAGCTTGATCACCTGGATGACGCCCCAGACGGCACCAAGCGCCGCGGCGACTTGGCCGAAGCCGCCGGCGGCCTGGATCAACATGCCGCCGATCCCTGCGCCCTTGCTGACCATCATGGCCAGGCCCAGCGCCTTGAAGCCGGCCGTCGCCATCGCGAGCACGCCGCCGACCGCGACGATGCCGGAAAGCACGCCGAAGCCGATCGTCAGCCACTTCGTCAGGGTCGGGAACTCGCGCGCGAACTCGATCGCGCCCTTGATCACCGTCGTGAGGCCGCTCACGGCCTTAATGGCGATCGGCAGGACCGTCACGCCCAGCTCGCGCAGCACGTCGCGCCACTTGGCATGCAGCTCGATTTCCTTGCCGGCGAGCGTGTTGCGAGCCGAGGTGTCGAGACCGTTGATGTCCTGGGCCGACTTGTTGGCGTCGACCTGGTTGTGCAGGGTCGCGCGCTGCTGGTAGACCCGCGACATCAGCCCCGATCCAGTCCGGTTGCCCAGGATCATGCCCAGCTCGCGGATCACGTCCTCTTCGCTGGTGATGCCCTTGGCCGCGAAGGCCGGCAGCAGCACCTTCTCGAGCAGCGCCAGCTCGCCCTCGTGTTCGAGGATCGCCGAGCCCTTGAAGGCGCCAGGCTTGGCCTTCTTCAGCATGCCGAGCTGGTTGAACTCGACCATCTTCGGGTCGAGCAGGCCCAGCCGGTACAGCTCCTGCTGCGCGGTGATCGTGCCGCGCGCCTGCACCAGGTTCTGGTAGATCGACATGGCGGCCGTGCCGTATCGGCTGGCGCCGAACCCCTCGGTGCCGGGCC